TGATATAGTTTTGTTGGCTTCGTCCCAGAACATCGAACCAAGAGGCTCGGTATCCGTGACTATATAGTTTCCGTCAAGCGTGACATAATCTACCGTTGCTGTATCGAAAATCACATCGGCATCGATATCGATGTTCTGGGGAGTAGATAAGGTTATTGTTTTGTCAGAATTGACAGTAACTGAAATTTGTTTTTTTGTGCCTATGACGTCATAATATCGAAGACATTCACTTATGCTTTCAGCCATTATGACTATATTGGCGAATATTTCCATGTAGTCGCTAACAATATGGTCATCCCAGTTTGTACTACTTTTTAATTCAGTAGCTGACAGAATTAAACTGTTTAGCCGTTCTTGAATAGTCAGATCAGGCATAGGTTATCTTCATTAAGGCAAATGCCATTCGTGACTCACTTATCCCCCTGAACTTAAATCCGGCCCAATCACTCACATACCCCAATCTCCGCAAGAAAAATCGTTGCCCATACTCGTTTGGTTCTCCGTATAGCGTCCAGTACTCTGTACCGTATGTTACGCCATCGTAGGTGATTGAAAAGGCTACGGTAGCGTCATCAACAGCGTTATGGCCTGGTATTGTTTCTATCTCGATCTCATCTACAGAGCCTCCTTCAAGGTATGTAAATGGTGAGTATAGAACCCACTCTACTTTGTCACCGTAATGGGTACATATTGAGCTATCAAGAACACCTATACTGGTGTTGTACTTGTCTCCATACGTAAATTTACCAGATCTTGCATCAAAGACTCCATTAATAGCTCTGTACGGATTATCCCCATTTGTATCCGATTTCAATATAGACCAAGCTACTTCTTTTCCTAAACTTGTGGCAATGTTCACATTAAAACATAAGGTATCGTTTGGCAGATGAACAATAATGAAATAGACATCGTTTTCCATCCTTGCTTCCATCCGCATATCGGCTAAGTCCGGTTCAGAATATACCGCAAGTATTTTATCAATTTCTCTTGTTGAAATCTTTGCGGTATCTCCTAACCCGACAATATAAACTCCGACTGCTTCTTCCTTACGGCCACCGGTTATGTACCAACGACCGTTTGCCTCACACTTGGCGTGAGTTGCGACAATGCCTATTTTTTGTGCCCTTGTCTCAACCCTGGTAAATGCAAAATTCTCTTGAGCGATATCCACGAAGTATTCCATCGTATAGCGACCAAACACAATAACTTTGTTATCTTGAGTCTTCGCTAGTCCCAAAGAAGGATCAGGCATAAATTCTGCCGTTGCAAATTTCAAAGGGTCGATTGATGTCTCATCGTCAATATCTGTGTGGTAAATATACTCACCGTCAGTAAGGAAATAATATCCATCAACCCAAAGACCATCAATCGGACTACCTAAATCCGAATCAGTTATTTGCTGAAAACCATCCCCAGGCGAATAAATGAACATATTGCCATTAGCAATAACGGCCTGAGTGTTAAAACTGTATGGCATTGCTGCTTGATCTGTACCGCCTACTGACCCTAAAATAGAAGTTGTACCGGCAGTGTTGACATTAATTAAGGACTCACCTGACACCCTGTATTGCGCCTCAAAGCGCTCATTGTAGTTTGCGCCCCTATCGACTCCTTCACCAGTTCCTATTTGAACCAACCCTGGGTAGCAAAGCATATACCCTGCTGCGCCAAGTATATCTCGTTTAACGGCATACATATTAACATGCAACGCGTCACGGTAATCAGTTTTACTACTTACCTTGTCGCCTTTTATGATGGTTATTGGAAGTTCTGGCATTATCCCACTTCTATATCAATTAATTCAAAGTTAATAATTCTTGTCGTCACCCTGTTACCATCGGTTGTTACAACTATTTTTATCTGCTGTAGACTGGCCGATTTATCAACGCCACTGCCACCAACAGCCTCAACAGTATAAGTAATGTCTGGGGTATCGTTGGTTTCATTTGTTACTGTCAACCCGTCATCATTGGTAAGTACATAACTTGATATTACTTCTCCGTCTTCCAGATAAGAGTCAAAATGCTCTATGAAATCCTCAACGTCACCGACCATCATTGTGGTAGACTCGCAATTTAACGGTACTTCTGCCACCTTATTATAGAAATTGCGGTATCGTGCATGTTTAAGGCTATTTCCTGACCCAATAGGTTGTCTTGATGGGTATTGTGTTTCTCGCCTTGGTGCTGTAGATGCAGATAAAAACGAAAATCCCGCTGTGATCTGAGTGGCAAGGGTTGGAATTGGGATTTTACCAAAATCAGCGAGTAACCTGTCACAGAGATTCAACTCGATAGCATCCCAATACTTCCGATCAATATTATGGAGAGAATTTAGGTCCGGTGTATCTTCAAAGTTATAATTAACACAGATATTGCGCTCTTTGTACTCTTCACACATATTTTCAAGACGGGTCAAGGCAAGCTTTAAGTCTTCTTTCCCTGGCTGTTTCGTCAGGCCTGAAATTCTACCTCTTGAATAAGCACCATTTATCAAGTCGCCTTTTAATCCGATCATTACTTAGCCCTATACTCCATGATTAGCCCTTGCATTGTCGCAATATTCATGCGGTTATCAACTTTCAGGTCATAACCGGAAAACTCTACCAACTCAATAATTTGTTGTTTGGTAAGATCGACCAAGTCAGTGTCAATTGTTAGTGTGTTGTTTTTGGCTTCTTTTTCAAAATCTGTAGGATCAACAACCCAACCGGCAGCAATATTAGCCATTACCCGTTTTGCAGGGAAAAACTGGACTGTTACTTCACCATCTTCATTTCTATAGAATAATTCTACTGCCATGATTACCTCTAAAGGGGGCCGTAGCCCCCGTTAAAAATTAAGCTGCTACCGATACACCAGAAGTTCCGAATGTAGGGACAGCGCCATCAACATATATTCCTACGGCGGCTTCTGCCATTACCGTACAATCGACAGAAGTACAATTCTTCAAAATAACTGCGCCCTCGGTCTGAGCAGCACCAAAACCTACAGCATGTGCCGGAGTTCCAGCGGCTAAAGGATTGTTGAAGAAAGTACAGTCTTTCATAAGGAACATACGCTCAACGTCAGTCGCATTAGCACCGTATACCATCACTTTGTCGGTATCGTCAGCTTTTGACAGGAAAATACAATTTTCAAAATATGTATCACGACATTTTTTACCTGAAAGCGTAGCTGTTACCAACACATTCGCCCTTATATCGCCAGTTTCGTTAGCTGAACTACCAAAAGTACAATTATAAAACATTGCACTATCGCCATTATGCAGAAACTCAGAAGCACCGGCATCATCAAGATCAGTTGATTTATAAAACTCACAGTTATGGAAACGTGAGAACTCTCCACCTTCAGCAAAGGCATAAAGTCCTTCAGCAACGGTCATTTCATTAATTACCTTAACACCCGTAAAAGTGTTCCGGACTCCGGTGTTCTGGATAGTTGCGATATTGGTTGCTGTTGCAGAAGCAGAGCAACTAATCTTTGCACCTTGCCCATAATGCCCAAGGGCGCCGTTACAACCAATAGTGTGAAGTCTGTTCTTTGAAATTGATACCATAGCCGTTTCAATTACTGTGGAATCACCATCGATTAGGATAACATCATTATTATTTGAAGTTGCAGCAGCCACAGCAGCACCGTATGTTTTAAAAGCATCGGTCCAAGAATAACCACCGTTCAAGTCGTTACCATTTCGGTAATCAACGTACCAAATATTTCCAGGGCCAAGGCCACCGATTAAAGCGGATATCTGGCTTCTCGCTACCTGTAATCCTGTGTGAAAAAAATCTCTCATAATAATCTCCCTGTTCAGATGGTGACTAGGTGAGAGCCTAGTCACCATCAGGATTTTAATTAAGCTACGGTTGGTTGTGCTGTTAATCCATGAGTGCTCAAAATAATCCAACCGATTGTATCATCAATAAATAACAGAACAGCGTTATCACCTGCATCTGCAAAAGCGATTGTAGAAAAGCCAGTTGTGGTTGTTGGGGTAAGTGTTCCAGTGCCACCACCGTCTACTGCTAACTGTATAACCAAGAGTTGGCCAGGCACTCCGTCTGCCAGCGTCAATGCTTCAGCATCAGCCCCTGTTGTCTTGCTTATATACGGATGTGTCACCGGCATTGCTACAACATCAGCGGCGACATCCAAAACAAGGTCATCAGGGTAACTTGTAACTAATTGCTGGTGCACAAATTGAAGATTTTTACATCTTGACATTTTATTATCTCCCTGTTCAGGGGGCACTATGACCCCCAGGATTTAATTAATAAGTTACTGCTACGCCACAGTTACTAGGGTTTGCTACTGTGATACCATACCAAGTAAACAAACGATACCTGAAATTCATGGTTGCCAAGTCACCGTCATAAATCATATACATTGTCAAACCGTTTGGCATAGTCTCAGACAGAACTTTCATGCCGTCATACTGTGCAAATAACTCAGATGGGATAGTGCCACCAAGTACCTCAATTGCTGATTTTTCCCAGAACAGATTTGACTTGTTGCTCGAATCGGTATTAATACGATCAACGGTTGCAGCATTCAGGATACGTGTATCAATGTTCGCATACGCTGCTTCAAGTGTGCTAAGTGCTGGATCATCAGCCGCAATAGGTTTCGGATAAACAGTAATAGTTGTCCCGTCTGGTTTGTCAACGATAGTAAACGTCATTGCCTCACCAGTATCGGTCTTATCTGCCAAACCAAGGGCGGTTACCGGAGTCCCACCGTTGCTGAAATTGACCTTATCACCAACATTATAATTTGCTGAAGCGGCTACAACGATATCAGCCTCACGGTAATCAACATTTGTAACAACTAAAGTGGTTGGATTGACTGTACCGCCTGAAGGGGCAAAAGATTGATTGCCTGTTACGGTAGTTGCAGGATCAGCACCTCCTACCAAATTTGGTAGGAAAGAGCCGGTATACACATCAAACTCCGCAATATTCTGTCCAATCTGTCCAGTTTTCCATGTGCTTTCTGGTC